ACAGGTGATGTTATCAGAATTACTGAAGTTGCAGGAGCGTTAACTTACAACAACTCACTTGTAATTCGTGGTCCAATCGTAGGTGGTGAACCAGTCGCACTACAGGGAGAAACTGCAGGAACCAAATTGGGTGGTTTATCTACTCCATATGGATCTGGTGAACTGGTTGTTCAAAATAGAAATGCATCCTTCGGACTCATTTACGTTGGACAAACAGATGGAGATAACTTTATCCCTGCTGTCTATCAAGGTTGGTGGTTAACTGAACTATAATGGCATTCTATAACAGACTAAAAACTATGAAGTCTGCTCCCGTAGGCACTATCATGCCTTGGAGTGGACAGTCTAGTAGTGGTAATCTTCCTAACAATATACCTACGGGGTCGATTGTTTGTGATGGTAGATCATTTGAAGCTAATGATTTCCCTTTATTAGCATCTATGATTGGAAATACATATGGTCCTACTGACACATCAATTGTTGGTAATTTTCCTGACTATGAAGAAGGAGACACTTTTAGAGTTCCTAATCTAAATGGTAGGTCAATGGTTGACATTGAGAAACCATATTTACAACAAACTAAGTATCAGTTTGGACAACCTGATGCTGAAGATGTAATTGGTGATTTAATCTCTGACGATGGTACAGGCGTTACTCCTCCAACTATCTACAGTGCTGATACGGATCTAACATTTCAATTGGATCCAATTGACACAATGGCAGGAAAAATTCAAGGCATTACATTGAATGATCCTACATGGTCTAAGACATATTATACTATTGGTAGAAAATTAGGTATTGACCATACGCCAGGTCACAAACACTCAGGACAATACACAACAGCACGCCCTGATGGTAGATATGTTCAAATATTTGAAGCACCAACTCCTGGTATTTCTGGTGGAGATTATGAGTCTGCAAACTTAAATGGTATTCAAAACACTGACACTAATGATACTTGGCCAAATGGATCTGGTAATATGACATACTATGATGAAAATACTCTAGTATTAACAAACGAAGCAAAAACTTTTTCACAAGACAGAATTCCAACAGCAAATAAACAAAGTAATATTCCTGCTCATGGTGCATACACAGCAGCGTTTTCTGATACTTACAACCAAGCAACAAACTCTGGTGCTTATGATCACTCTATGAGACAGGTAACTGGTGTATTTCCACCACCAGCTACTATTTTTGGTAGACCAAACTATTATAATGGAGATGTTGGTTCAACATATCCAACAAACCTCAGTTCTATTGGAGAAGATTTTACTGATGCAACAGTATCATCACATAACCACTTTAGTTTTGATGTCTCAATGAACATTGGTGGTCTTAGAATTCCGCCAAATATTGCTGTAAATAACGTACAATCATACACAGTTAACGTCTCTGACATACCAGATGCGTTAAATATTCTTATGGACAATCAAACACCATCACAAACTGTGATAATGATTATCAGAGCTTACTAAAATGGCAACATTTTTAAATCAAGAAAGAACAAAGATTGGAACAACAACAGGAACGTTGATTGCTTTTCCTCAAGAGTTGGAAGTAAACGATCCTAATGTAGGAAATAGTGCTGAACTTCTTCCTTCTGGTTATTTAAGATGTGATGGTGGAGTCTATAGTTCAACAGTGTATCCAGCATTAGCAGAAATTCTTGGAACAGGTTCTGACTGTGCATTTATACAAGAAGGACAAACTCTATTAGATACACAATTTCAAGTACCAGACTTAAGATCTAAATTTATCAGAGCTAGTTCTGCATCTGATCAAGGTGTTATTAATGATAATACAGTCACTAATGCTGCTGGTCAAACTGTTGAAAGATCTGGTGTTGGCGTCAATGTCTCATCAAATGTGGGATCTAATGCAGTTGTTGATATGGTAGGACAGTTTAGAGTTCCTCCCAGAACTGTTACTCTTACAGGTAATGTTGGTTTTACCAGACCTAGAAGACCTGATGAAGAAGTAGTTGCTATAACTGGTTTCCTACCACATATGCATTACACTACAACATTAAGATGTAGAACTTTTAGACGTCAAGGTAGTGATGTATTTGAATTAAATTATTTTAACAACGCATCTACAATTGGTGCTGAAAATTGGTATGATGCTACAGATTCTGGTGATCCTGATGGACCTCAACCTGCATGTAAACATTATGGACAAACAGTAGTATGGAATGCAGGTAATTATATTGCTGGTGGTGGTTTTCTTTCAGCTTCTTTTGAATATTATGGTATTTGTAAGGGAGGTTGTAGTGGATTTATTAACAGTTGTTTTGTGCCTACTGGAAAAGGTGCAACGTATAATACTACTCCAGAGGGTGAATGTTGGCAAACATTTTCAATTGGATTTATAACCGTTAGACAACAGTTTGCTTGTCCAGGAACAACTTGGTTTTCTCCTCCAAATTATGTTTTAGGTGGTCCTGGTGTTGATCTTGATGATATTCCTCAAGCAGCAGTAGGTCCTAGTGGTGTTGTACAATCTTTTGAATTATATGAAAGTCTTGATATTTTACCTAATTATACAGGAGCAGCTTATTATGGTAAAGGTCTCGGACAATGGGCGTATACAACATATGCTGCAAACTGGACTGGTTTAGCTGACTTTGGTTCATCTGAGGTTGATTTAAACGGCGGTAACGGAACTGGATTTAGAGTTCTAGTTCGTGCTGAAGCATGGCCAGGTGCTGGTGGTAGTGCAACAAATACAAGATATAAAGTTTTAGCTATTGTTAATGCTGGTGAGAATTATCAAGCAGGTGATGTTCTAACTTTTCCTGATGTTCAAGGAAAAAATATTAGTGGTGCACCTTCTACTGGTGCTGGAGGAATCAGTCTTAGAGTTTCTACTACATCTTTTGGTAGCTTAACTGATGGTGCAGCGTATAGTCACGCACAATCTTTACATGATGTTATGCCAGTAGATACCAATGTTGGTAATAATAATACTGTAGCATATCCTCAACTTTCAAACATCGTTGAGACCACTGAAGCATTTGATTATGATAGTGATCCTACGCAACATACACACACTATTAATTACACAACTGGACTGACTAATTATAAGATAGATATACCAGAAACATTTATTTCTACTGATGGGATGAGTGCTTCTATTTCTATTCAACCAGAGACTGATACAAAGATTGATAATCTAATCTCTCCTTTTGTTATGGTAGATTACTTAATTAAGACCTAAAATGTCAAGAAACGTACGTTCTAATTTTCTTACAGACAAAGCAACATTTGGCAACTCTACAATGCCAATCGGTGCTATTGTGCCTATTTTTAAAGCAACGGATGATAAGGTTACAGACAATGGTGTAGTAGATGTTAATGGTTTAGGACAAGTTGTTTCTGGTGCTGGTGGTGGTACTGGATATGTGACTGACTTAGGAACAATTGCTGGTTATCCTACAACTCCAATAGATTTTAATATTCCTGCAGGAACAGCGTTTGAAGTGGGAACAGATAATGTTAATATTCCTAACCATCCTTTCGTTGAAGGTGATCAATTAACAGTCATTGCAACAGATCAAGCTCCAAATCAAACTAAATTAGGAGCATCTATTTTTTCTATTACTGTTAACAATGCTGGCACTAATTACACAGCTCCACCAGTTGTACAAGTAACTGATAATGGTAGTGGTCCTACTGTTGCTGGAACATTTCAAGCAGAGTTTGACTCTAATACAGGAACAGTGACTGGAATTAATGTTATTAATGGTGGTTCAGGATATCAATTTCCTGTTGTTACATTAATTGGTGGCGGTGGTAACAACGATGCTACAGCATCACCAACACTAGCATTAAATGGTGTTGGTGGAGTTAGTATTGATAAAGGGTTTAAATTCTTAGTTGATGTTGTTGACGCAAATAATATTAAACTTACTAGAAGTAATGGAGATATTAGTGTAGGAAAATATTATAATATTACTGACCTAGGTTCTAATGGTACAATTAGAGTAGCATCAAGCACTGGATTTGGACTGACTGTTGGTATTGCAGCAAACTTAAATGGTAGTGTGAATTTTGTTACTGTTAAGAAACAAGGTTATGGTTATTCTAATGGAGATGTAGTTTATATTTCTCAACCAGGCAGTAGTGGAACAGCAAGAGTTGAAATTGTTAATACATCTTCTACAACTGCTAGTGAACCAGATATGCAGTATGAAGGTTGGTTATATTGCGATGGGACTGAATATGATGCACAAGATTATCCACTCCTATATGAAGTTATTGAAGACAAGTATGGTGGACTTGGTGGAACTTATAACCCAGAAGACTTTGGACAAGCATCAGGTATTAAATTTAACGTACCTGATTATAAAGCTAGAAAATTAGTTGGAGCTGGTGGTGGTGTCAGTGGTGGTGGATCTCCTGTATCAGGTAATGTTATCTCTACTGTTGGACAGACTGGTGGTAGATGGTTCTTTTCTAAAACACAACAAGAAGCACTATTTGATATTGGAAACATTGTTATTACTGGATATCCAAATGTACAAGAATTTGTTGGTGGAAATCTTACAGGTGAGGTAACTCTACAAATAGGTCCTCTACAAGAAAAATTATTAACATCAGTTCCTGAGCACGATCACGCTGTTTTGACATCAACAGCACCTCAAGCAGGAGCATTTGAGGGAACTGGTCAAATTGTTGACCAACACCTTGCTAGTTACAAAGATAGTCAAGGACAAGTTAGTTTCTTCTTACCAAATGGAGGAACACCCTTATTTCATAGTCATGGTGTGGTTGATTATATTATTACTGATCCTTCTTTATCTACATTTGGTAATATTGGCGGTATTGGTGAGACAGTAGACGTAACTTTTACTGCAACAAACATTATTGGTGAGGCTGGAGGAACAAAATTTAATATTGCTAGTCATGATCTAAACACTGGATATAAAATTAGAGTTAAGTCAAATGCTCAGACAACTCAATGTGTATTTGATGTAGATGGCATTTCTGTAGCGTTTGCACAGAACACAGAGTGGTATGTAATTAAAATTGATGACGATAATTTCTACCTAGCAACATCAAAATATAAAGCTAAAACAGGTCAAGCATTATTTGCATCAACAAATGGTAGTGCTGGTCAAGATATTGTAATAGAAATAGCATATAAAATTGCAGGAAATTTACCAGCAGATCAAGTAACAATCATTCAACAACCAAATGATACAGTATATGATATTAATGATACTTATAGTATTGGTGGTAAAACAATTCAATTACCAGGTGGAACTTCAACATCTACTGTAACCATTACAGAATCTAATGTTCCAGGATCTTATACAGTTCCAGCTCCAACCTCAGAGCAATTACCAATAGCAGGTGTATCTGGATTTCTTGGTGGTGCTGGAGGTGGTGGTGCTACCAGTGATGTTG